CGAAATAAAAGCAGTAGTTGCTAATTTCGTAAAAGAGTCTGGTTTGTCAGATGTATCAGGAAAAGGTGGATCAACACTTCGATCTATATATGATTATGTTTTTGATCTTGCTAAAGAAACATTTAGTGATGATCCAAAAAGATTAAAACAAGCTCAAAAGTTCATCTGGGACGGTGTTCAAGATGGTGTAAAAAAAGGTAAAGAAATGTGGGATTGGATTGTTCCAAGCCCGGGTAAACCGTGAGGAATAAATTATGGATATCGAAATTAAAAAGGCGTTTCGCCGTTATGAAAGTTCAAAGATCGATACTGGTGAAGGTATTACTGAACAGTGTCATAAAAAAGAATGTGATATGAATCACATTTTGAAAGACTATAAACGCACAGGCTTTATTCGCCATTCTAAAGAAAATCAAGGTCGATATGATGATATCAGCGTACAAGATTTCCAAGATGCAATGTTCAAAGTCGCGGAAGCGACTAATATGTTCAATGATTTGCCAGCAAATCTCCGTAAGGATTTCCATAATAATCCTGCTGAATTCCTTGGGTTTGTACAAAACCCAGATAATCAAGAGAAACTTCAAAAAATGGGCATCATCAGAGGTAACGATGGAGTCGATATGAATGGCATGCCTACTACAGCTCCGCTGTATAAGGATCCATATGCTAAACCTGCTCCAGTTCAAACGGAAGCAGTAACTACAACAGCAGGACATGCTCCTGCTGTTAATACAACTTCTGAGAGCGCATAAAACAAGCGCAGCGGCTTTTTTGTGCGGTTCAGAAGTATCGGCGCAGCCGAAAAAAAAGCGCCCTCAGGGGCGCTTAACAATGTGCGAGGACCTAATTTGTCCGCAGTCCGACCAATTTCTACTTGATGTAATTGGTCGGACTGACACCTTTTAGGTGGCAGTACTAGAAAACGGCCGTTTAGGCCGTAAAAAATTAAGGAGCAAAGCGACGTGAAAATAAAAGATGGAGCTACGCTACAAGGTCTTAAGTTACGGATGAGACCAGTCTTACAAGCAGCAGAAAGAATATGGAGAAATAATGGTCAAGAGTTGGTTGTTACTTCGGGAACTGATGGTACTCATTCTGCTGGTAGTTTGCATTACTATGGATATGCATTAGACTTTAGAACAAGATACTTTGAGGAACAGGATCGTTATAAAGTATTTAAAGAGCTAAGTGATGATCTTCGTGTAAAAAATAGAGATTATTGCGTTATTTGGCATCCTACTCATATCCACGTTGAATATCGTGGAATATTGGAAGAATAGTATGGAATTAATGACATTACTTTTAACGAACTGGGATACAGTTGGTTTAATTATTACAAACATTATTGCGTTATTGGTGAAATCACCATTGGAGAAGAAAAATGGCTAAACGATCAAAGCTCTCTTATAAGGGTTCAAAAAAACTATTTCGTGCTACTGCAGATCGCACACATATGTTTAATGTTAATAACCGTCCAATGCGCGGTGGCACTAGACTTTAATGTGTACCAGTCCGATACAGGGCTGGCGAGCTAAGTTTGTTAACCCCGAAACCGGAAAACGTCCTATTGTTTTTAATCGAAAACACGGGTTTTCAGATCTTCCAGTCAAAGTCCCTTGTGGACGTTGCTGGAAATGTAGGCTCGCATACAGTCGCGAATGGGCCATTCGATGTGTCCATGAAGCACAAATGCATAAGCACAATGCATTTATTACCTTAACGTTTAATGAGGAGCATTTACCCGATGACCACTCAATACGAAAAGAACACGTACAGAAGTTTTTCAAGCGACTTAGAAAACGTATCGGAGTTGATATCCGCTACTTTGCTTGCGGAGAATATGGGAAACAAAATAATCGACCTCATTACCATGCCATTATATTTGGCTACGACTTTCCCGATAAACAGTTACGCTCCAAAACAAGAAATGGAGACCTTCTTTTCCGATCCTCTACGCTGGAGAAAGCGTGGAAGTTTGGATATTCATTAATTGGAGACGTTACATTCGAAAGCGCTGCATATGTTGCGCGTTACGTCATGAAGAAAAGAAAAGGCGATCAGGAAGAAATTGACGAATATTATAAACTTGTGGATGAGGAAACTGGTGAGATACACCAGCTTGAACCGGAGTTTTGTCTTATGTCTCGCCGTCCTGGAATTGGTAAGAATTGGCTGGAGAAATTTAAATCCGATACAGACAAGGATTTCGTGACAATTAGAGGAGATAAAATGGCGCTTCCTAAGTATTACGATAATTTATTGGAACAAATGGGTGAAGATATGCAAGATCGCAAGCTTAGAAGAATGCAAGCAGTTAACAAGGATGATCAAACCCTCGCTCGAGGGCGCATTAAGGACAAAGTACTTCGAGCAAAAACTTCAACATTAATCAGAAATTTAGAGGATTTCTAACTATGAAACTAAACGTGTACTCAATATTTGATTCCGCTGCCAAAGCGTACACATCCCCGTTCTTTATGCATAACGATGGACTTGCAATTCGTGCATTTCAAGATAATGTTAATGCTGAACAAGAAAATAATATTTCAAAACATCCAGATCAGTTTACTTTATTTAAGATTGGTGAGTTCGATGACTCTACTGGTGAAATTAAAACAGATGTTGTTAAATCACTAGGAACTGGATTGGAATATAAAAATTCACCTGATATTAGCGAAGATATTGCCCAGCTAATTATCAAAAAACTAGATTCTATTTTGGAGAAATAAATAATGAAATCGGTAATGTCTCACCAATTTAGTCAGGCTCCTACAGCTGACATTCCACGTTCAAGTTTTAATCGTTCTCACGGTTATAAAACAACGTTTGACGCTGGCTACTTGATTCCCGTCTATGTTGACGAGGCATTGCCGGGCGATACAATTACTATGAATCCAACTATGTTTGCACGTCTTAATACACCTATTTATCCTATTATGGATAATATGTTCCTAGACGTTCATTTCTTTAGTGTTCCAGTTCGTCAGATTTGGGACAACTTTAGGAAATTTACTGGTGAGCAAGCTAACCCAAGTGATTCAATTGATTATACTGTTCCTGTTAGCAATGCTCCTGCATCAACTGGTTATAGCAATCAGTCCTTGCAAGACTATATGGGATTGCCTACACAGGTCGCTGACTATGAGCATTCTGCTTTGTTTACTCGTGCTTATAATCATATTTATAACGAATG